GTGTAAGTGCGACTTCGCCAATCACGACCCAAAAGCATTGTTTTGCTATGGAAGTACCCATTGTGGCTATGACCACAATGCAGATGCACGAACCGAGTTCGTGACAACCTCTCTATCCAACCGGACAGAGTCACCTAGACCCAAGTATGGGCCTCTAGGACCTTCAGTTGCCCCCATTCGGGAGAGCAGCCGACGTACCACGTTTCGTTCCGAAACGTGGATAAGATGAAGAATAGTCTTCGTCATAGGGTTTCCCATCATGAAACCCTCATTGATCTGGCCTTTCCATTGAACCGGATCACTAGTCAATTCCTCATCGGAGAAATTGCGTAAAGCCACAACCTCGGTAACCGGTTGCGGTTCAACTATTGCTGTACCCAATAGTTTCATATAGCCTTCTGGAAAGCCTATATATACCAGCAGGGTCTTTAAGTGAGCCCAGCCTATCATCTTACCAATGAAATCGGTAGATTCGGTCCAATCTTTAAAAGAGTGGACTATGTGGTCGAAGGTTCTACCTCCATCCACATCATATATGAAGGAACTTTCCTTCGATATGCTCGAAATGCGCTTTTGATGGCGCCATTCGTGGCTCGAGGCTTTAAGTCCTGCCTCGTGCTCTGGTAACACAGATAATGTGTCCTGTGTTATCTTCGAAGCTGGTGTTAGGAACCATGCTAAGAAACCGGTAGATTTGGTCAAATTCCTCTCTTTTCCGGGTTCGCTAATATGTACAATACTAGCGAGCATAGGGTCCGGATCGTATGTCCGGTTTCCCTTAAGTCCCAAGGGGTAGTATAACTGCTTGGGAAAGAATCCTTTACGCACAAAATGGTTAAGGATAATAGTATACGAGATCCAAAATAGCGGTCTCGTATAGTCGGAAGTGGTCCAAACGTCCCCTTCCGTAATCACGAAGTCTCTTAGTACTTCGTGGTCATGGAGATCCCTTATGGGTATCTTCCATTGGTGCTCAATCGCTAGATTGAGCACCCTGCGGGCATCTTCAATTTTGCCCCCATCTCGGACGAAAGTGTCGACCGATGCCGAACCCTTTAAAGGGAGTTCGATTGCGGAGATTGCCTCTTTGAATCTCTCGCTAGACTCACGACCTTTCCAAATTTGGTCTTTGAGCATAAACTCACGGGGAATATTATTCCGACGTAGTTCATCATCCACTGCTCCTCTGATCAGTTGGATGTTTTCCTTTGGAGGTCTTTCCAAGGGACGGGAGATAGCATCTCTGAATTGCTTTCTCTTTACCTCTGCCACGGCCTGTGGCAGATAACCTAGTACTCTTGTTTGACAGAGAGTACTGCAACGGAACATCCAAGCGGGACTTTCCGTGTAGTCATGTCCTAGTGAAGACTTGACATCGATCAACTCCTTCAGGCGTTGATTTTCGTTGAACATTCGTCTCAACGACTTTGACTCGAACTGAAAATCGAGCCACTCTCTCCGGGCTTCCGGAGAGTAACGGTGAAAGCTTTTCTTCACCGTGTTCAGGAACTGTTTCAGTTCACTGTAAGTTGAACTACTCGGTTCAACTAGGCGCCCCTTGTCGTATTGCAATGGAGCGGTATAATCCTGGAACAAATCCCGGAATAAATACGCAGTTTGTTTTGCGTAATCCTGATAGCGCGTACTCTCAGGGCAAAAAGCCATAAACTTTTTGATTAATACCCCATTTAGGGTATGTATCGCCTGCACGATTGCATGGCGAACCGGGCGGAAGCCCAGTGATCGTAGAGCCTTCTCTACGATTTCGTCCAATCTTAAGATTTGGGCGTAGCGCCTATACCAGTATAGGCTGCGAAGGGCAGGCACGATAATTCCTGGCCCTACATGGTTCCATCCTGAAACCATGAGAGCATCGCGGAGAAATCCCGGATACTTGTTGTCAAATAACCCGACGTGGGTTTGACAAAACATGATGTTTGCTGGATTCATCATGATATTCTTCTCAGTCTCTGTGCTGAGATGTCTTCCTAGTGATCTCACATAGGAAATGAAACAACGAGGCTTTAATGGCTCGTCGTCCGGACCCTTGACCTTAAGACAAGGGCAATTCGTGGGAACTTTTTCGTTACCACGCTTTCCTGTATGGGTTACGTACATACAGGATCTCCTCGGACAACAGTCGTCGGGGTTCCCTGCTTCATATCCATGAAATAGGGATGTACTATCTCCTTCGCGGAGGTAGTGGAGGTCCACTGAGCTTGCCAGTGGAACAGAATGAGTATGTATAACATACTCAGTTACGCCAGGCTTAAATGTGCTCTGGCCATGGGAGGTAAGTGTAGATAATACCTCTGAGTCATCTTGCGATCGCAATGAAGACCAATCTGAATGTCTCGACATTCTGGATTCTCTTTGTGACGGAGTCGTCCTAATCTAGA